CTATGAAGTTTCGAGCATCACAATTAGGTAAGCTAATGACCTCCTCCAGGACTAAGGGGGAGGCATTAGGGCAGACTGCTAAGAGCTATATCATTGAGCAGGCTAAACAGGACTTCTATGGGTACCGCACTCAGCTCATGAATAAATACGTTCTTAATGGATTAGAGCAGGAACAGGACTCTATTGACCTTCTCAATGGGGTAAGGTTCCAAAACTACGTTAAAAACGAGCAGAGGGCAGAAAATGAGTATCTCACAGGATGCTGTGATATTATCACGGAGGATAGCATCATTGATATCAAAACATCCTGGTCCTTGGAGACCTTTCCGGCTACCACATTTGAGCTGAAGGATCTATCTGACTATGAATGGCAGGGCAGAGCCTATATGTGGCTATATGATAGGCCTACCTTTGAGCTGTGCTATGTGATGGTATCAACCCATCCCGAGCTGTTGAGTCAATTTGACCCCATTGATATCCATGAAGTGGACCATATTGACCCTGCCAAGAGAATTACCTCCATTACTTTTGAGAGGGATGCAGAGATAGAGATAAGGATGCAGGAGCAACTACTGGCTGCGAGCCTGTTCTATGAGCAAGTATTAACCCAATTGCAGAACAAATAACAGTGCTTTAAGATGCACTATTTGATTGAAGTAAATAAGAAAAACCAATTGATGTATAACATAGTGCTATTTATTGCACGAAATAATAAATCTATAAAATGACACAAGAAGAGTTCTACAGAGAGGCCTGTCTAAGAGCATTGGAGGGCCTCCTTGCTGCCTCAGGGCATTACAGGGATGAGCTAATCAAGAACCCCTGCGAATATGTTGCTACTGCTGCACGTCACTATGCTACAGAATTAACTGAGCAGGTGTATGGTGGTGGTGTGCAATGGAATGAGATAACCCATACACCTGATAAGCCATGAAAGCAAAACTAACATTTAACCTACCCGAGGATAAGCACGAATGGGAGAACGCTATGCGGGCTGATGCTATGTTCTGTGCCCTGTGGGATGTATCTCAGGAGCTCAGAACACTATGGAAGTATGAAGAACTTAGTGATGATGAGTGGAAGATGGTAGAAAGAATTAGAGATAAGTTTTATGAGATACTGGATGAGAATCAGATTAAACTTGATAAGTAACCAAGTAAGTAACCAAGTAAACCAACACATATGATTATTTTAAGAAAAGGAGAGGAAAGGAAGGGACACAGAGTATTAATGGTAAAAGCAGGTATTTATAATGAAACCAAGTTTGCAGTGCAATACAAGACTAGGTTTTTATATCTGTTTGCCAAATGGAAATTTGTAGAGAATGAAGATGGTAGTGTTAGACTATTTGACTCTAACAAGAATGCAAATGCATATATCAATTTTAAGAGTAGGTGGTAGAGAAAGTTACCAGAAAATCACTTAAAATAAGACCATCAGGTAGAAGTACAGATTTTATTTCACCTAGTTTTGGTCATGGGTGTCTTTATAACTGCAGTTACTGCTATATGAAGAGACACAAGCCGAAAGGATTATCTATAGCAACAAATACTATGGATATCCTGACAGAAATTAATTCACATGTTTGGTTTGCTGATGTACAGAAACCTAATCAAACAGGAGAATATATTACTTATGATATCTCATGTAATGAAGACTTTGCTCTACATGCTAAATATCATGACTGGAAGACAATCTTTAAATTCTTTAGAGATCACCCACTTGCTATGGGTTCATTTGCTACTAAGTATGTAAATAAAGATTTACTACAGTTTAATCCAGAATATAAGATTAGAATTAGATTTAGTCTCATGCCTGAAAAGATTAGGCAAATATTAGAACCTAACACAAGTACAATAGAAGAGAGATTAAGTGCAGTAATCCCATTTCGTATGGTAAATTATGAAGTACATTTAAACTTTAGTCCTGTGGTTGTATATGACGGGTGGTTAGATGATTATAAAGAACTTTTTGAGAGAATAAACTGGCATGCACACACAAAGAATGGACTACCAGAAAATCTTGCATTTGATGGATGTAAAGCTGAAGTAATATTTCTTACACATAACAAAGATAAACATGAGTACAACAAAAAAAATAAGATCATTGGTGAAGAATTACTTTGGACACCCAGCATACAGGAATCCAAAGAATCCCAGTATGGAGGAAAGAACATTAGGTATGCACAGGGATGTAAATCACATTACATTAAACAATTTACAGAGTTACATGACACCATTATACCCTGGAATACTATTAGATATATATTTTAAAATGGAATCACAAGAAACTAAAAAACTAGTTGCAGCAATTGCTGAGGAGCATTATAATATTACAGATGGTGTAGATGGTAATCTAAACTATCTGTGGTATATGTATCATAAGGGAACTAAGAAAGATGAGTTCCGGCCATTTGTATATATGGCTGAGCTAATGTTACTAAAGAAGTACAATTATATTACAACAACAGAGTTGCAGAATGTAATAGAGATGATGAGATCAGAGGATAAGGATAACTTCTATATAGTTACATTGACAGTTAAGAATTTGAGAGATTTAAGAATTAAAGAGCACGGGATTTATTCAAAGAATAATAAAGCATATAGTAATTTAAACCATACATATGCATTTGAAGTACTAAATCACGTTGTGTTTATGGAAACAATGACAGAAAAATGACAGAACAAGAATTAATTGACTTAGGCTTTGATAGAGTAGAAGTCTTAGATGATGAAAGCCAAAATGGTTATGACTACTATTATTATGTATTAGATTTATTACCAGGACTTAGTTTAATATCTTCTGGTAATGATCAGAGTGAAGATGGCTGGAGTGTGTATAACTTTGATTGGGTAAATGGAGACAAGCTGACAAAAGCTTCTATTCTTCATTTGAAAGAGGTTGCTGTTGCCCAGGGTTATCTAGGTCAACATCCCCACTAAGTTTAGTAAGTTGTGCTTTCTCTGCAAGTATGTTAAACATAATCATTGCAGCAGCAGACTTATAACAATCATCTATTTCAGTTTGAACTATATCCATAGGGACAGGAGTAGTTAATACTTCTCCTGTTCTAAGGTGAATTTTAGTCCCAGCATCTGGGTTCATTGCATTGACAAATGATGTTCTAGTAATATGTGTTATATTGAGATGCTCAATATACTCACCATCTTTGTCTTTAAATACAATTGGTAAGAACATTAAATGATGGTATTATTTTCTATTTTGTAATTATTTACGGATACTAAGTTATCAGTTTTTGTTAGAATAGCAAAGCCGTGATTCCATTCATTTATTTCCATGTAGTCTGGAGCTAGGTCACAAAGACATCCAAGACTATAAGCTCTTATAGTTGATGAGTCAGCAGTACCATAAACTCTTTGTGAGCTTTGAGAGCTCTTATGAAAGTGATTAATAATACAATTTGTTTTAAGTCTTAGTAATGCAGTTCTGGCAGGTACAACACCACCAGCCCCAGGAATTTTATCACCATGTTCTATAAGGAAGTCTCCAAAGATAACTTTAGTTCTAAATGGGATATATTCTATTTTGTATTCTGCAACATGTAAGATTACATCTAGTCTAAATTCATCCATGTCAAGTAACTCAGATGCTTTTATTTTTAGGTATCTTTCAAATCTATTTTCATGGTTGCCTGGTATGAAATAGATAGGAATATCTGGGAATCTTGACCGCATGTACATTAGAAACTCTTTGCCAGATTCTATTTCATCTTTAAAATGGACTCTTCTTGGATCCTTTTCATGAAAAGAAAGCTGATAGAAGTCAAGTAAGTCACCATTGATTAGGATGCTATCTACTTTTTCTGCTTCCATTTTATCACATGCAGTTTCTATTGCATCTTCATCATGATATGGAATGTGAATGTCACCAATTACACCTAACTTCTTACAGCCAGTAGGAAATATAAATGTTCCCCTTTTTTGTGTAAGAGAAGATGGTAGTGATACAAAATTATTCATAACTTTGGTTTTAAGTTCTTGTTGAAATTCTTTGGTTCTTAATGCTTTTCTATTATTACTTCCCATTTGACCTCTGTAGTATCTTACTCTGACATAAACTTGTTCAAGATTAGTAAAGAATCCTGCATTTTCATCATAGATTTTACGGGATATAGTTTTACTAGGAGAATTGGGAAATTTTTCAAGATATTCTAAGATAATTTTAGTATTCTCTTTAAAGCTGTTTTTTAGATTTTTACTCATGAGTACATAATAATATAATAAAAATATACGATATGTTTAGTTTCAAACTTATTAAAAAGAACGGTAAGTTAGTGTATATTAATGAAAGGACAAAGATAACTTATCAATTATTTCTTGATAAGTTAGCTGAGGGACAAGAAATTGAAGTCTTTATGGGACTATCTTCTAGTAATGGTAGTCTAGCTCAACTGGCTAAAATTCATGCGTGTATAAGAGAACTTGCAAATGAAGCTGGATATACATTTGATGAGATGAAAGTAATAGTAAAAAAGCATGCAGGTCTATGCATGGATGATGAGAACTGCAAGTCATTTAAAGACTGTAGTAAAGAAGAATTAGCAATGGCAATACAATCTGCTATAGAGATTGGTGCAGATTTAAATATTAACCTTGCTTAGGTTCTACATAACCTGGGTCATTTGGTTCTAGAACTTCCTTCTCATCATATAGATCAGGATTTTCTTGCACTTGTTTTTCTATTTCAGATAGTAGGAGAGTGATAGTATAAAATGCTCTTTCAAAGTCACCAAGTTCTTGGTATTGTTTAGTTAGAATGTGTTGTACACTTTCTTCCTGACTCTTACCATCAATAAGATGTTTGAAGATTGTATACAATGCATCTTTTGACATTAGATAGAAGTTCTTATTGACCTTGATATCAATTAGTGCATTATCTTTTATTTCTTTTACTTTTACTGGCATGCTAAATTGTTTTAACAAATATAATAAAAAATGAAAATAGAATTAGAAATAGACAGCATTAAACAAAAATTGTTTGATAGACTCAAACCAAGTGGTTGGGATGTATTTTTTAAACATTATATATTTAGTTCTGATTTTACAAGCACCTTAGAGAGGTTGTATGAGATGACTACTTCAAATATAAGATTTACTCCACCATTAAAAGATCTTTTTGCTGCATTTGAGGAGTGTCCCTATGACCAGTTAAAACTTGTTGTAGTTGGACAAGATCCATATCCAGGTCTTGGTGTTGCAGATGGTATTGCATTTAGCTGTAGTAAGACTGGTAAGTTACAACCGAGTCTCAAATATATGTTTGATGAAATTAATAAAACTGTTTATGATGGTACAACTTTATGTACTGATGTCAACTTGAGAAGATGGTCTAATCAGGGAATTCTTATGCTTAATACATCTTTAACAACTCAAGTTGAAAGGATTGGTCAGCACTATGATATTTGGAAAGGATTTACTTCATGTTTATTTGATTATTTAAGTCATAACAAAAAAGATCTTGTGTATATTTACATGGGAAAAAAAGCTCAAGAATGGGCAGACTTTGTTGGTGATAGTAATTACAAGATATTTACAAGTCATCCAGCAAGTGCAGCATATAATAAACAAAAAGAGTGGAATTCAGATAATGCATTTCTAAAGGCACAATATGCTGTTGCAGAAAGAACTGGGTTTATAATTAATTGGTAGTATGGAAGATATATTTTTAAGGTTTATTGGTGAGGGTATAACACCTAACAGTTATTACATATTGCACTGTATAAAGAATAGTATAATACCGTGTTCTTATGTCAGCAAAGAATTAGAGACTAACAGATTAATTTCTGATGGTTGGTTAAAAGAAGACTTGACATTAACAGATAAAAGTATTATCTTTACTACTGAGATTGACGGATACTTTAAGAAGTCAAAGAAGAAAACATCTAAAACTTTATTGGGAGATAACTTTGAGGATAATGTGAAGAAATATTCAGAAACATTTCCAAGTATAAAGCTTGCCAGTGGTAAGTATGCAAGATCTAATCCAAAGAATCTAGAAAATGCATTTAGATGGTTCTTTGAAACTTATGATTATAGTTGGGATACAGTTTTATTGGCAGCAAAGAAATATGTTTTGGAATACAGAGAGACTAGTTATCAATACATGAGAACATCTCAATATTTTATTAGAAAACAAAGCAGTGATAAAACATGGGATTCTGATTTAGCTGATTACTGTGAGATGATTTTAAATAAACCAGATGATGAAATAATATTTATTAAAGAGAGACTATTTTGATTATAATAAACATACATAAGCTATTTATTGGTTTGATTGGTAGTATTTTACTATACCTAATTATCAATAGATTTATAGTAGAAGTAAGTGTCACACAGTATATTGTGATTGAGGTACTTATCACAGTTTCCCATTGGCTATATGTTCAATTAGAGAATTATATGGATGATGGGGATAGTGAATTTAGAGCATAATCCGTAAACATATGTATAATAATGCTAGGGCACTAAAGCCCGTGAGTGAGAGAGATGCTCTTAAAAAAGCTCTCTATAAGATAAAAGCTAGACACAATGGTGAATTAAAATCATTGAAGA